CTCAAGTCATACTTCTATACTGGTGAATCGTTCACTTACTCTACTATTCTTGTTCGTTCTTCTGGTGAAGGCATTAAGGGATTTGGTGGTAAAGCATCTGGTCCTGCCATTCTCATCGAAGGAATTGAAAAGATTGGTGAGGTAATTCGTGAACGCGAAGGAAAGAAACTTCGCTCACTTGATGTACTTGACATCTGTAACATTATTGGTTCTGTTGTCGTTGCAGGAAATGTTCGTCGTTCTGCTGAGATTGCTGTCGGTGACCCCGATGACTATCTGTTCCTTCGTGCAAAGCGTTGGGACTTGGGGAATGTTCCGAACTGGCGTGCAATGTCAAACAACACAATCTATGCAGATTCGTATGACCACATTAGCGAAACTGTATGGAAGGGTTATGATGGTTCGGGAGAACCTTATGGTTTCTTTAACCTGCCACTTGCACAGAAGTACGGAAGACTACAGGACAAGAGAAAAGACAAGTGTGAAATTGTAAACCCCTGTGCAGAGATTCTTCTTGAGTCCCACGAATGTTGCAATCTCTCGGAGATGTATCTCAATAACATCAACTCAAAGGCAGAACTAAAAGATTGTGCAAGACTTCTGTATAAGACACAGAAAGCAATTTGTGCTTTGCCATTCATTCACAAGCAGACTGAAGAAGTCGTTCACAAGAATATGCGAATCGGTGTGGGTGTTACTGGTATCTGTCAGTCTCTGGACAAGTTGGACTGGTTGGAAGAATGTTACGATTCACTTCGTGACTTTGACAAGAAGTGGTCAGAGAAGAAGGGATATCCCGAAAGCATTCGACTCACAACTGTGAAGCCTTCTGGCACTCTTTCTCTTCTGTCGGGAAGCACACCAGGCGTTCACCCCGCATACGCAAACTACTTTATTCGTCGTGTTCGTATGTCAAGTGATGATGCACTTGTTGATATTTGCAGAGAAGCAAACTATCCTGTTGAATATGCACGACAGTTTGATGGTACAGAAGATAGAGGTACAGTTGTAGTTGAATTCCCTTGTCATATCAATGGAGATACTATTCTTGCGAAGGATATGACTGCTGTGAAGCAACTGGAACTTGTCAAGGAAATGCAGACTAAGTGGTCGGACAATTCAGTGTCTGTCACCGTATACTACCGCTTGGAAGAACTAGACGAAATCAAGGAATGGATGGAGAAGAATTACGAGAAGTCACTCAAGACTGTAAGTTTCCTTCTTCATAACGACCACGGATTTGACCAAGCACCATATGAAGAAATCACCAAAGAAGAATACGAAAAAATGGCTTCTAAACTTAAGACCATTGAAGGTATCGAAACTGGTGATGTATTAAATGAACTAGAATGTGAAAGTGGCGCCTGCCCAATCAGGTAAAAAACCAAAATATATTTGACACAAGCGTTTATTGGTGTACAATGAACGATTACTAATAAACGAGTATGTCTACATAAGAGACATATTCTAAACGGAGTCGGAGTAGACTCTACGGTGCTTCCGCACCACCCGTTCTAGCCAACGGTTTGACTTAATCAAAAGGAGAAAAAGTTATGGCTAATTCTAAATGTGAAGTCCAGTGTGGTAACGATGTAGTTACCTCCGCCCTCGGTAAGATTGGTATCTGCCGCTCAATGCTCATCACCCTCGCTCTCGTTCCATTCGCTTGGGATGGCGTCGTTTGGGTTGGTCAGGCACTACAGTCCATCTGGGGCTTGGTAACTAACGCAGTCAACTGAATTTGAAACTCAACAACTAGAGAAGGTAATTTTGCCTTCTCTATCTTTTTATGCTTAAGGAGATAATTATGAGTAAGAAGAAGATGACAATTTACGGCGGCATTGTAGCCGCACTGGTGGCGATGACTTTCGCCGCTCCTGCATTTGCGGAAACCCCTGAGCAACTTCGCCAGCGGGCAGACCGTATGGAACTTGCTGAAGCAAGAGCAGAAGCAACAAAGGCATTGGTACAAGATGTACTTGCTGATGCTGAAACCCGCACAATGTTTCAGGGGAGCAACTCTCCCGTAACTGTAAACCTTGGTGGGTTCTTGCAGACTCGCTATTCGTATAGCGGTGGTGGTGGACTCGAAGCCGAACACGGTTTCAATGTTCCCCGTGCAAGACTTATTCTTTCTGGCGACTTGTTCGACTGGGAGTATAAGGTAAGCGGTCAATGGAGTGACAGCACAAACACTTTCGACCTCAAGGATGCGTATGCACAAGGAGGTCTTTTCGGTGGAACTTTCCGCGTAGGACAGTTCAAATCACCCTTTATGCGTGAGGTTCTTGTTGCACAGCAGGACACCCTTATGACTGACCGTTCCATCGTTTCCAACCAGTTTGGACAGGGACGCTCACAGGGTATCCAGTGGAGTCGTGACTTCGGTCGATTCGACTTCGCAGGTGCATACACTGATGGATTCAACACTGCAAACGGTGCAGGTGTTCAGAACGGACAGGCTTTCACTGCCCGTGCTGGCTTTGATGTTCTTGATTGGTGGAACATCGGTGCAGCCATTTCGTACAACGATTTGGTAGCAACTGATTACACCACATACACCATCGACACCAAGGTCGCCTTTGGTGGTCTTGACCTGACTGCTGCCTATGTTGCAACTAGTGGAGACGCTGGTGACAACTGGGGTACAACCGTACAAGCAGGTTATATGTGTATGGACAACTTCCAAGGTTTCGTTGCATACGAGTATGGCGAACTTGAAGGTGTTTCCGAGAATCTAAGCACATTCACTGTTGGTGGAAACTACTTCATCAACGATAATGTCAAGTGGACAACCGATATCGGTTATGCACTGAACGGCATTAACGGTGCTTGGGACTTGGGAGAGACTGGATGGCGTTCAGGCGACTCTGGTGAGTACGTTGTTCGCACCCAAATTCAGATTTCTTTCTGATAACGAGATTCAATTCTCGAACGTGAAACAGCCTCCCGTACTGCGGGAGGTTGTTTTTTTATACATATAGTACCAATCACTCAATTTCAAGGAGTTTAAAAATGACACTACAGAACCGAATCTGGGCAGCAAGAATCCAGAGATTACCACAAGAAGAAGTCAACGAAGTACACCTACTTGGACTAAATGTTCTCGTTGGCGAAAAGGTTGGCAAAGTAACCAAACAAGTCGAAAGTGACGCGACAGGTGAGCGTTATGAAGTCGAACTCGAAGACGGAACTTCCGTCGAAGTAGGACAACACGAAGTTCAGATTGCAGACGCTGATGCAGGCGAAGGTGAACCATCTGACGATATTCAGGCTGAAGAGACTGAGCAAATCGACGAGTATGGCGCTCCAGAAGAAGAAGAAGAAACCGCTGATTACGATACCTTCTTCAAAGCCGCACTCAAGAAGTTTGGTGTAGAAGACCCAGGCGACTTCAAGTCCGAAGAGGACAAGAAGGAATTCTTTAACTACATCGACAAGAACTTCAAAGGAAAGAAAGAGAAGAAAGAATCCTTCTCTCCAGCGGAACTTGCACACTTCGAGTCCGTTTTAAAAAAAAACGAGACATTAAACTTAGATGAAGCACAATACAAAGCAAAAGACAAAAAAGGATATGAGCGTCTAATGAATGATGTCACACACGCAATGTCCAAAGGTCTAGTTGCTAAAGGTGGTGCCGTTGGTGACTACAAGAAGTTTACCGTAGACATCAAGTTCAAGGATGAGAAAAGTCGTAAGAAGTTTGAGAAGATGAACAACCTCAACTAATCAAAAAACATTTCAATAAAAAAAGCCCCCTCCGAAAAGGGGGCTTTCTTTATGTTTATAGGTTTCTCTATCCTATCATCCACCACCCTTGCTAGGTGGTGCGTTAAAGGAAGGCGAAATCTGCGTGAGGATGGCATCTTGGTCTGCCTTGGCAGTGGTAGTGGATATTCTCGCACCCCGTACCAAACGAACATCGCAATCGTTTGCAAGTTGCTTGAGTCCGTTTCTTGCGGTGCCTGCACCAACAATACCCAAGGTGTGTCCAGCGATTTCGAAACCAATCCAAGGTTCATTTTCGTAATCGAAGCCCATAACAACAATCTTGTTATTAATTTCTCCCGTAAGGATTCGATAAGGAACACTTCCAGTCAATCCCTTACAATCTGGATAGAGGAATCCAGAGTAACCCTTAAGTTGGGTAATAGTTGCTCCAGCATTTGCTGGTACTTGAGCAAGGTCTAGCATAACATTATTGAAGTTCTTGGCATCTTGTCCTGTTCCACCAGCGGTTCTCCCTGCGTTCGGGAAGAATGGATTTACATCATCCATTTGAAGAATACCAAGAGAGATTCCGCTAATAGTACCAATTCCAGGTCCAGAGGCACCAGAAACACCATCTACATAACCTCTGACAACGGTGGCGTTAAATCCTTTGTAATCATCCAAGTGCCAGGATTGAGGCGGATATGTCCAGAAGCCTGGGGTGGAAGGCGAGAAGCCTGATTGGTATCCAGAAGACGCACCTGAACTGTCAGAGGGATACGTCCTCAACTTACCAACGTGGGCAGCAATTGTTAATGGTGGTTCGGCGTAGGATGAGTTTCTTTCTGCGGAACCGACAATTACGTTTGGAATTGTTGTTCTTGAAGTAATAAATGTCTGTGTCAGTTTACTACAAGTATCCTTAAACAAATTGATGCTATAGTTATTTGTATTACCAATCATTTTGAAGGTAGCCCGTTCTTTGTATATCTGGCCCATTTGTGACCAATCGGGATTTCTGTTTAAGTAGAGGTTAGTAATAGTACACCCTCTCTGCAATTCGTCTTGGTAGAAGTTATAGTTACCTGCACCATTAATAGTCATACTATCAAAGTGAGTATTTGTGCTAAAGTTTCTGCTTCTCAACCAGTCATAAAACATATAGTGATGAGTGTGAACTTCAGGAATTCTGACGCAAGGACAATTATCAATGTATTCTGCTACATACAGTCCTAATCCTTCGTTTGGACCAGAAGCACCGTAAGTCGAACAGTGTCCATTTACCATATTGATACCAAGTCTAGCGGCAGTTCCTCGGGTCGATGTGAAACTCCCGATATGTCGTTCTTTCCTAAACAATACATCGCCATATCCTTCGCCGATTGTAAGTTTTTCCAACTTACCTGCGGTGCTACTACCATCGAACCATTTATTGTCACCAGTTGTTCCACCATAAAGACATTCTGTGTATGGCCAAGTTTCACCAGACATTCCAGACGCTCCGTCTAGGAATGCATTTTGGATTTTGTCAAAAACTACACTGTCTCCTGCTTTTGGCCAAGTTGCAGGTGTAATGAAGTATTGTGCAGGTGGGTCGATGTGACCGCCTTGGCTTTCTCCGCCTTGGTCGTATTCGTCATTATATCCACCAGTTCCGCCGGCGGGAACTGCCCAGTTGGCCGCAAGGTTCCAGTTGTTTTGTTTACCAATAAAGTGTCTATTGTCGTGATTTAGACCAAGTTGTAGGGTATTGGCGGACGTACCTGTCATTCCCTTTTGGCCTTTCCAGTAATAAATCTGTCCCATTTACGCTCTCCTGATGAATGGTTTCGGATAAGTATCATTCGATGAATTATGTATACTCTATGTATGCATATGACAAAGTGGCTAATATTTTGTTTTTATTGCAAATGACAGCCACTTCTCTTATAAATATTCTATGGAATGAAAGTAGTTAAATTCTCGTATCTCTTAGCAACTATACTATGTTTAACAAGTTGCGCCGCAACTGCACCTGTTCCTCCCCAAAAAGAAATAACCAAAAAAGCACCAGCGACTCATACTTATCTGGATGAGTTTCCGTTTGACCCATATCCTTTCGTGGGTGCTATCAGTCATTCTGATGGTACGCTGATAGGAAGTGCAGTTGTAATTGCACCAAACATTCTTCTTACCGCCGCACACGTTACCGAAGGAAGAGAAGATTTAAAGTTTGTCGAATATGATGGTGATGAACACTGCGTGAAAGAAGTAATCTACTACCCAAGTTATATTCCCGAAACTCTTAAACACGACATCGCAATCGTCGTACTTGAAACCGAATCAGACGAACAACCAGTTGAGTTTGTAGAGACTACATTCAAACGAATGAATTTGGTTACCGCAGGTTACGGAACAGGGAAAAAACGATTCAGTAACTACGGAGTGTTCTGGTACTATGGTAGACTCATAGGAACACCTCAATTTATGATTATGTTGCCACTTGAAGGAACTATGTGGTTCGGTGATTCTGGTGGTGGAGTGTTCACCCTCGACAACAAACTAGTAGGAATTATGTCGTACTTCCAGGCAACTCGTTCTGGTAAGATTTACGAAAATGGTTGTGCAAGTATCGAATATTACAAGCCTTGGATTGAAGGGATAGTGGAATCGAAGACTTTCTGATACTCTTAATATTCATAATCATCATTTTCTTCCCCCTCGATGAATCTGAATAAATACTATATGAAAGAAACTTATGGACATTGGAATAGTTTACCTCCTGACTTCAACCCTGACGATTGGTTTGGTTTTGTCTATCGAATTACTCGTAAAGACACAGGAAGAAAGTACATCGGAAAAAAACAAATCCATTCCTATCGAAGAAAGAAAGTCGCAGGACGAAAGAATCGGAAACGAGTAGTCACTGAATCTAAATGGCGAGAATACACTGGCTCTTGCGATGACCTCAACAAAGAAATCAAAGAACTGGGGAAGGAAGAGTTTACCTTTGAAGTCCTGAAATTATGCAAGACCAAAGGTGAACTTACCTTCTCCGAAGTAGAATACCAAATCAAAAATGATGTACTCACCGCTCTACTAGAGGATGGTAGCAGAGAATACTACAACTCAAATATTATGAGCCGTTGGTTTTCTTAATCATCTCTCCAGTTTTCTAGAAGTATTCCCAAATCGGCAGCGTCTGTAAAGCCGTCTCCGTTTAAGTCTCCTTCGGAAGTACCCCAACTGGCAAAAAACATTCCTAAGTCGTTTCCGTTGACAAGTCCATCGTTGTTGAAGTCACCGTATAGTTCTAAGTAAACACTATACTCCCACTCTTGTGTCCAAGTGCTTCCTGCGAATATTGCTTTTTCGTGATAGAAAACAATCTCTCCGTTGTCTGCACACACTTCATAGTCAGTGGAATCTTGTATTACTGTGTAGTCTCCCTGTGGAACACTAACTCGATGTCTATACTTAATTCGACGAGACTTCCCATCGAGTCCCACGTTCGTGAGTGATACCGAACCGTAAGAAATATATTCCATACCAACAATTTCTCGATTGTCGTGGTAATCAACTTCGACAACTCGGGTTTCTCTTGCTACTCCACCTGTGCTGTGTGTCCATCCGTTTGGCAACTGCTCTCGATGTACACCAAAGAAAACTAATGGGGGACGACAAACCTCCTGCGCCACCGAAGTGACGCAGAAGGCTGCCACGATAAGTGAAATGAATTGCTTCAAATACTACTCCGTTTGTGTAAAGTAAACGCCAGTGATTGGACACAACCACGGGTCGTTAGGTCCGAATACGTTTGCCTGAACGCCGTCATTCATATTGGAATCCCACATCATCTCCTCGGGACCATAGAATGACCACGGCATTCCAGCAGTTGGTGCTGGAAAGAGAGGTTGGGTTCTTTCCCAATTCTCAAAACAGTCTTCAATCTTGACGTTGATATACTTCCATCCATACTCATCGTTCCAAGTCCAAGGTCCGTCTTCGTTCCGTGTACCATCTTCGTTGAACCTATCGAAAGTAAATGTGCTATGTCTGTCCCCCAGATTGGTTTGCTTCTGTTGGAACATACAATCCTTGAATAAATTATTCTTGGCAGGACCACACCATCTCCAGATGAGAGCGACTGGACTACACTCTGGTAATCCATTACCACCCGCATTTGAAAGTTGAATATTCACCCACGCAGAGTTATGAATAGCACCACCGTTTCTTTCGCCTGGACAGGCGTGTACACCTTGTTGCATACAAGTATCGTTTGCATAGATGTCACGGAGAATAACATTCTGGTGAATGTAATCAATTCCGTTGTACTGCATATAATCGGTGTGGCATCCAGACGGGTCAAGTAGTCCGTTTGGATTGTGGTTAGTAACTTGAATACTTAGAAGTAACTGTGCGTAGTGCAACTCTAGAACATCACACGAAACGTGGTCAAGAACGCAATTACGCATAATCAATCCAGTCGTACCTTCTTGGGTGAATGTATGTAGAGTATCAGTCCACCACTGGAATCCACCCTTGCCTGTGACAAACATAGGGTCGAAGTCCTCAGTGTAGTCGTGTCCCTTGATGATACAACCATCGTACCATCGTCCACCATATCTCTTCGTTCCGCCGTTCAAGATTCTCTCTTGGTCGGTGTCAACAAAGACATCCTTGAATCTACATAGACTCTTCGTGAGGAATCCACCACCACTAGATGTGTTCTCGTTTGCAACAATCTTACAGTCTGCCGATGCAACGCCGGGTGCCGGTGTAATCGTGAAGTATCGTCCGTTGCTTTGACGGAACGAGTTCAGTGGCCAACCGCCGCTTGCATCGATAGTGTGTTCGCCTTCGAGTAGGTAGATGGTAGTTCCACCAATCTCAGCATATGGTTGTTGCAGACCAGAACGAAGTGCATCGTGAAGTCCCTTGTATGGGTTCTCCCGCGTACCGTCACCAGTATCATCGTTACCATCAGGAGAAATGTAAAGTTCTCTCGTTGGCCAGTAACCTGTGTTGTTACTGAATAGGTTCACCCCACTATACTGAGGCAGCGGATAGTTCTCGTCATAAACATCTCTGTCGAGAACGACACTCGGACCCATTGTACCGAACGCTTCTGCCGATACTGTAATCTTTGTGTCTGGGTCTTTACGAGTATCAAGAGCAAACCAATACTCCATCTCACCCGTTCGAGGATTTAGAGTCATCTCGTTGACTGTAATCACTTCTGGTGTCCAAGGCTTTTGCTGCCCCCACACACCAAGGAGGCGAGTAATTTCTCGTCCTCCCACCCCCAGACCCCATCTTTCGAGGAGGAAACTTAGGTCTTGACCGTCTACGATATCGTCGTGATTCCAATCACCTTCATATCCTTCGCGGTTCACCGTGAATTCAACACGGTCAATGCCTTCCAAGTGGTAGGCAACTACTCCCAATTCAAAAACCCCCTTGACATCTTGTTGTGGAACAACATCGAAGTATGCCATCGGGGGTTCAGTTTCGGGAGTATACGAAAAGTCATTTTGTTGCATCGTGGCAACTGCGAGAAGAATATCAATCATTGGTATTCTCCTTATGTAAGATTTTATAGTTCTCGCCTTGAGGCCCAAACTACGCGGGCATACTATGTATGCTTATATCTTTTTGAAGCCATTTTTGATTTTCAGTTTAGCGATAATCTCCTTGGTCAAATCACTGGTGAGTGTGGAGGCGATTCCACCCGCTCCGAAGATTTTTTTCCGCTCTTCTGTGGTAAGGTGTTCCTTCATCGCTTCAATCAGACCAACAATTTCTTTCATTGCTAGTTTGTCTTTCTTTCCGTCGATGAGCATCCACCCAACAACACCAATGGTTGCCAAGAACCCTACAATGAGAACAATCAATCCTACGATTGCAATTTCTTCGAGGTAGTACTGTGAAGCGGCAGCGAATCCTACAGTGAGAACGCCAATCGCCAATACAACACCACCAAGTTTTGGATTTACCCAGAAGGTTAGGAACGCACCACCCACTAGCATACCAAACCCTATCACGAAGAACAGGGTGATATAACTGTGTAAATTTTCAAGTGCCTCTTTCCGAACTTCTCTATCAGAGGTTTCGTACTCTTTGACTAAATCTTCGAGTTGTTCTATCTGACCAACTGCGGCGGATACTCTGGCGTTTGCAGACTCTAAGTCTTCAAGTGCCTCTTCTATTCGCACCTGTTCCAGTTGTGCCTCATCAACTCGTTCTTTGATAGATTCGGCTGAGTCTTCGATACTGTCGAGAGTGGGGTCTAGATTGCTGTCTGGAGCGAGTGCGATATCGTCGAGGATGGAATCAGCATCGCTGTTGATGTCTCTCAGCGTCCCTCCTATGGAGTCTGAAGCATCTGTAATCTCTTCTGTTTGTTCTTTCTGCTCTCGTACACTGTCAACAACAGTGGAGGCTGTATTATCTGGACGATTGATTTCTTGTATCGCTTCACAACCAGTTAAGGTAATCAAAACAAAAGCCATAACTAAATTTTTCATATTACTTCCTTTTCAGATAAGCCATCATTCCCGTTCTTGAATCTCGAACAATGATATCCTTGCCTGGGTTTCTGTGTGAATATCTTCGGATGCTCTGATTTGAACCATCTTCCATATTCAACTTTCTAGACCATCTTTCATATCTGTCACGGCCGTTTATGCACTGCTGATATTCGTCGGAGGAAAGGTCGAACACTTCGACACCCGCAAACTGTTCATTCTGTTGTTCATTGTCGGCAGTTAAACCACCATCAGTTCCCTGAATAGCACCATCTTGTCCGAAGTGTGGCGAACCGCCCGCACCCATTGAGTTGGCTGGTGCTTCTTCTTTCAAGAAAGGACGAATCTGTACATCGTGCATTTGAACTTTGGTTCCGTCTTGGAACTTTACGAGGTAGGTGTCATCGTATCTACTTGTACTGCCACTGTGAACTGTCTTGATGATTCGTCCTGTTCTGTTTCCCATTTGAACAGATTTTCCAAGTAGGATACCACCTTCTGTAATGTATTCGTTAAATTGTTTCATTACTTTTCTCCAAGTCGTACCAAGAACACACTGTATCATTTACCCTGAAGAGAGGCACTCCAAGAATGGAGTCGAATGATTCTGTATTCTCTTTGACTGTTACCTTTTCCCCGTTTAGAATATAGTCGCCCTTTGTTACGACTAGATTGACTTTACCAAATGATTCGTTCATTCCATCATCAAGTTCTGAGTCGTTGTCTTTCAACCATTCCAAGAATGTTTCTTCGATGATGTTTTCATTTTCAACATTCATCTGTTTCGCTTCTTCTCTTAATAACCAGAGGGCAGCAGCCGCTCCACCCAGTCGTGTCTTACCACCTGGCACCATCGCTACTAATCGTTTAATATTGATGATAACTTTGTGAATGTTGGTATACTTGGAGCCTGCTTTTCTTACCGCCTCATCAGCCTCCTTAGACTTGATGCGTTTGCCCTTGTTATCAATGATGCCCATCTTATACGCATCCATTTTCTTCCACGGAGTCGCAAGCATTTTGATAAACTTGTAAGCCAAGTATGTGTCAACTAGTCCTAAGCCCATTAAACTTCCCTTAGTATATTCATTGCATCAAAGTTGAGAGGAATTGCAATCAAATCCGCCTCTGGTATTTCTGTTTCTGGAAGACAATTTAGATACACTAAAAATGTCTTCAGTAATGAGTGGTAATCTTCTTCTATTTTAAAGAATAATATTCTTGCTGAGTTCTCTACCCCAAATACATTGTTGAGAATTATAAGGTGGTTGAGTATTAGTCTTTCTTTTAGTGTTCCGCTGTTCTCGTATTTCTTGAATAATC